ACGATAGGTATTAGTGCGAAAAACAGAGGTACAGAAAGTAGACCATGTGACTTTTATCCAACACCAGAAGCATCAATTATGAAATTAATTCATAATCATAGTCTTCATAAAAATCGATACACATTATTGGAGCCTTGTGCTGGAAATGGCTCAATATCAAAGTTAGTTAAAGAAATTTATCCATTTTATGAAATTGACCAAGTTGAAATTAGAAAAGAAGAAGAAGACAATTTACGAGAAAATGGGAATGTGTACATAGAAGATTTTTTGAATTTTAAACCTAGACAAATTTATGACGTAATAATTACAAACCCTCCATTTTCACTAGCGCAAGAGTTTTTAGAAAAGTGTTTTAGTATTGCCGAAGAAGATACCGAAATTATTATGTTATTACGTCTCGCATTTTTAGAATCAAAAAAACGTTATGATTTTTGGCAGAAGTATCCTGTAAGTCAATTATATGTGTTGAGCGATAGACCTAGTTTCACAGGTCACGGAACTGATGCTACAGCGTATGGTTGGTTCGTTTGGTCGAACAAAGAGCAGTCAATAAAAGTGATTTAACAGGCAATGAAATTTTCGTTTCATCACCTGCAGAAAGGAGATCGTGGACGAGTGGAATATACAAAGAATATGTCATCAAAGATTTAGTAAATTTATTTAACAAAAGTGAACAGGATGCAAATACTCTTGTTAATAAATATTACGACACTTTGGTAAAAGTCTGGAGATTCGAATTAAATACAGAACATTTTGCAGACGAAATTGTACGATTGGACGCTATGGTGGATTATGACAAATAAACTATGCGGTAGATGTGTAAGAAAAGAAATGACATTGGATCTCGAAACTAGGATGCTCATGGCTAAATCAATTATTGACGATGAAGTGTATGAGTGTCCAACGTGTAATACAAGTTTCTATTTTCATGGATATAAGATGGTGTATGTGGGCGACATGGCTCCTGAGAGTTACAAATCGGTATTGGTGAGGTGAATGGATGAATTGGGGAATCGAAAATCATATTAACGCTAAGAAATTACGGATTATTTTGGTTAGAACAAAAAGTAATAGGATTAAGAAAAAGGTGATCAAGAAGATTTCAAAAGAACAAAAGAAGTGGTTATGCTTATATAAAATAAACAATACAATAGGTAGGTGAATAGATGGCAAAAGCTACTTGTCCAATTTGCAAATTAAAAGTTGATACAAAATTGATGATTAAAGAAAAAGATAATAAATATTATCATCTTAATGTGTGTCATCAAAAATATTTAGATAAAAAAAAATTAGCAGAAAAAGAACAGAATCAAAAAGATAAACTTTATAAAACAATAATGAGGATTCATGGATTAAAAAACAGCCAAGAGATACCAACGTTGTTCTATATGAAAGTAGAGGAGGTTAGAAATAACTCTGGTTTGCTTGGAAGGTATGATAAGAAGTATAAGGAAGGTGTGCCTTACAGTGGAATTGATTACACTTATGATTATTGTATTGATGATATTAACAAAGCGTTATATACAAAATCAGAAGAATCATTACTCTCCAAAATGAATTATTGCTTTGGTATTGTTCGCAACAATATCGTAGACGCATTTATCAACGTAAGAAACGTAAACAAGCAAAAAGAAAATGTCGCCAAACTAGTAGAAAATATTGATGCTTCTAATGAAGTAAACGAGAAAATTAAAAATGCTCAAATAAGAAATAAGCAAAGTGAAAATGAAAGCATAGATTTGGCATCATTATTTGACTAGAGGAGTGATTTTATTCAAGACGTAATTGAGTCAGAAATTAAAGATGCAAGTGTAGAGATGTTAGTAGTAGGCAGTATATTTAAGAACCCAGACTTATTACTAGATTATGGTGATTTAATTATTCCAAAGTATGATTTCGATTTTGAAACATCGGAATTTTTATACAATGTTATCTATGAAATGTTCCATTACCAGACAATAGGTGAATTAACAGAGTCTAAAATTAATGTTTTTATGAACCAAAAAGAAGATAGAAAACAAAAATATGAAGAATTAAAAGGCTATACATACATAAAACGAATCATGGCTGTAGCAGACATAGAAGAATTTCCGATATACTATGACAATCTCAAGAAGTATTCATTATTACGTGAGTTTGATCGTAAAGGATTCCCTGCAAAAAAGATATTTGCTAAGAATAATTTCAGTAAAGTTACCACAGAAGATATTATAAAAGGTATGGAGTATCAAATTAGTACCATTGGAACTGTCATAGGAGGAGTGCAAGACAGTGTAATACTAGGAAGAGAAATGGTGTCTAAAGTGGATAAATGGAAACTTACACCTGATATCGGACTACCGCTTCCATTTGAAATTATCAATATGCTTATTCGTGGAGCACGTAGAAAAAAATTAAACTTAATGGGAATGCATTCTGGATGTGGGAAATCAAGAATTACATCAGTTTTAGCTTGTTACATAGGAATATTGTTTGGAATTAAAGTATTAGTAGCAGCCAACGAGCAGGACGAAGACGAATGGGATGCTATGGTATTAAGTTGTGTTGTAAATAATGCCGATTTTTATTGGACGTTAAAGGAAGATGGCAAAGAAAGGGAACTAAACGATTTAGGGAATCTAATTAGGAAATATAGTTTCTTCAATGGTATTGATGAAACTAAAATTGTAACTGGAACATTAGATGAAAGAGAAGAAGAAGTGGTAAAATGCGCTGCTAAATACATAGAAGAAAATACTCAAATTCACTTTTTAGAATTAGAAGACTTTGATGAAAAAACATTAAAAAGGCAATTTAAAAGACATAAGATTAAAGGTTGCGAATTAATAATTTATGACACATTAAAGGCTCCAGATTTAGATTGGATGTCATTTGTCAAGACAGGGATTATGCTCAAAGAGATATGTAAAGAAATTAATGTATCTATTTGGGGAACCTTTCAACTTACTGACGATAGCTTATTTAACGAAGTGCTCAATTCCACAGCTATTGCAAATGGTAAGCATATAAAGCACATTGCAGATGGTCTTCTAATGGCTAAACCAATTCCATTTGGTGACTATGATAAATATGTGATTTTAAACCCTAATGGAACCGATGGAGAAGAAAAATTTGGTCTTGATCCTTTTAAAGTATATTATGTATGCTTTGTAGACAAAAATAGAGGTGGAAAAGATAAGGATCGGATATGTTTTGAGGTGGATAAAGGTAAAAATGTTTGGATTGAACGAGGATATTTAGTTTCATCTAATGACGAAAAAGAATACCAGAAAATTAAAAAGGATCACAGAAGACTTAGAAAAGAGAAAGAAGTCAAAAAGATTAAGTCTGAACTCGGCAAGGAATAGAGGTGTAATGATATAGACGCTCAAAGTTTAAAGGATAAAATATTAGAAGACGACAAAATTAGTGATATTCTTGATGCTTTGGGTTGTCATAACATTAAAAGAGGTAATAATTTTTATACCGCTTCTAATCCTGATGGTGACGCTAAGGCTGCTATAAATGTTAGTTTGGAATCACTTCACGTAATTAATCATACGAGGAGTGATTTCCCAGACAAGGCAGACATTATTACACTTGTAGAATACTTAAAGGATATTTATTTTACAAAGGCTATAAATTGGATATGTGAAGTTTGCGACTATGAATACTATGGTGGATATGAAAAGGAAAAAATTCTTGATCCATGCGTTACATTTTTAGATGATATTGAACCTAAAGATGACAACCTAGAAATACCACTAAGAAAAATGGATGATATTTTACTCAATGAATATGTTCAATATCCCAATGTATGGTTTTATGATGAAGGAATTTCTTTATATGTTCAGAGGTTATTTGAAGTTGGATTTTCTGTGAGGGATGATTGCATAACCATTCCCATTAGAGATGAATTAGGCAGTCTTGTTGGAGTAAAAGGAAGAACGGTTTTGGACTATGAGAAGCTTAAAATGTCTAAGTACTGGTTTCCCTATCCAACACCTAAGAGCAAGATTCTGTACGGCTTAGATAAGTCATATTCCCACATAAAAGAGATGGGGGAAGTAATTGTATATGAAGCTGAGAAAAGCGTTCAGAAGTCATTCTCATACGGATTCTGTAATTGTGTTAGTATTGGTGGTCATGAACTAAGTGAGACACAAGTTTTAAAATTAGAAAAACTAGGTGTAAACATCGTTTTGGCATTTGATAAAAATGTGGATAGTAAAATGGTTAGAATTGAAGCAAATAAATTCCTATTCAAAGAAAATGTATTCACAATCTACGAACAAAAAAATAAAGGTCTACTTGGAGAAAAAGATGCTCCAGTAGACAAAGGTTTGGATGGATTTATCAAATTATATACGATGGATAAATATAAAGCATTAAAATAAACGATTGAATTATTTAACATTCAGTCGTTTATTTATATAAAACAAAATATAAAAATAATTGTTGCAATTATTATTAGTCCATGTTATATTAATAGAGCAAATCATACATAGATAAGAGGTGATAAAAATACAAAAACTAATCAACCTATACCAAGATTCAGGTCGAATCTTCACGAAGAAAGTTTTAATAGTTTGATAAACAAAGAATCTGAATTTGCACAAAAAATGTTAAATAAAGCAACTGAGCATCAAGAAAAAATAAAATATATACATAGGAGCGAAAAAATGAAAATTAGCAAACAGGTTAGAAATAAGTATCAGGTGCTATGTCCAAACAGTACGTTTAAATGCAATAATTTTTCTGAGATTGACTATAAAATTCAAAGAGCAGTAGACATTGGAATGAAGACAATTTCCTCAGATGGAACATTAGTTGGCTATCATAACCTAGCATTTCTTATTGAAGACAATGTGATTACGGATATGTGGAAGTTGAACGAATCTGAAGGGTACATTTACATATCTAATAGAAACAAAGTAAAATACGATGTTATACATATGAAAATGGTCGTATAAGGTGATAAATGTCGGGTTTTATTGGGAAGGAGGAATTGTAATGAGTAATAATAAATTTGCTGATATTGATCAAATGACAACCGATTTTGCGAATTTAGTAAATGTTGGCTTAAAGGAAAAACTTCAACTAAAACATCAAATGACGCAAATGGTAACTGCTTCTTGTAATTATTATGTAACTGACCAAGAGTTTAAAAATGACGTAGATGCTTTTAATAGGCTTTATGTAGGAAAATAAGACATCGAAATGCAACTTTCGATGGAAGTAAAATAAAATACAACAAGAAGGTGATTATAGATATGAGCATAAGTTGGCAGCACACAACGAAATT